TACTAGAATCATCAACATTCACCGCTAACGCTGTGCCATTACCGCCAGTCAAACCGTTACCAGCAACAGAAGTAGCAATACCAGCAGCCGTAACCTGACCCCATTCAGGTGCGGTAGCACCACTGTTTACTTTCAACACATGGCTAGCCGTGCCGATAGCAAGCTGAGTGAACGACGGGTCGCCCAAGTAAACAATGCCACCCTGGTTTGCGTAGGTAGATGTCAACTGGTTTGCTTCGTCAGCGTCAATCGCTGTAAACACAGGGTAAATCGTTGCACCGTTCGCATGGTTAACATCAGAGGTTCCGTCTACGCCACGCGTGATACTGGATAGCGAAGTGCCTGTGATGGAGCCAACGTAAATCTTTTCTTCGGTGGCGGTGCCTGGGTCAACAACGGCGTAGAAGGGGCCAGCAGTTGGCCAGCCTGTGCCGGACGTGATACTGATTGTGGTAGCGGCTGCGTTGAATGAGCCACTGATAGTGGTCGCTGCTGCTGCGCCTTTGTATTCACGTCGAACTTTTGGTGTTGTTGCCATAGTGTCTCCTATTCTGCCACAGTTCTCATAGTGATGACAGCGGTTCCTTCCCATACATAGTCAAACGCTGATGTATCTATGGGGGTCCATTCAACATCTTCAACGATGACGGAGTATGTGGTGTTGCGTTCTTGGTAGATGACGATGCGTGGGTTGTCTACGAGGCTTTCGAGTAGTTCTCGTTCTGTTTCTACGTCTAGGTAGAAGTCGCTGTTTTCCACCCGCAACGTTTCGTGCAACAATACGGGGAGTGAGATTATCTGCGAACGACGAGGAGCCGCATACGCCCTCGCCATCCAACGCGTCAACGTCGGACCAGACGTAGCCGAAGCACGAGTCAACGTCAACCTATAACCAGCCTCAATCACCCGTTCCTGGTCAGTTAAAAACGTGAACTCTGTCTGATTTACATCATCAAACGAACCAGCATTACTAAACGCACCGTTATCGTATGATGTTTCCAGCGACACAGTACCCGTCAACGGCAACGTACGCACATCAAAACGAGGAATGAACTTCTTATCGGGGATACCCCACGTGTAGTAGCCGGTATCAAAACTTCCAGAAGTCACAAGGTTCGCTGAATCCTCCACCACAACACCAACACCATAGATAGTGAAGATACGTTTGTTGGATTTAGAAGCAACCGCCTGCACCGCAGCAGTTGAAGAAGAATACATCAAATCAGTTGCATAAGCAGGAGCGTTAGCCTGAGTGAAACTTGTCAAATCAAGACGACCCAAACCAGATGAACCCTCATAATTAGTCCACCCAAACCAGACATGCTTACCCTCGGAAGTGAAACCCTGAACATCGCTAGTGGTCGCAATCAGCGGACCAGACACCAAAGAACCAGACGAATCAGCGGTACAAAACCTGACACCCTTATTCGTACCCAACAACACGAAACCTAGATACGAATGAATCGCTGTCGGATACTCACCCGTTGGTAGCTCTAATGCGACAACAGCAACATCGACAGTGCCATCGGTTTTGATGCCAAGCTTGTAAACAAGACCTACGTTTTTACCGCGACCAGCAACATAGATGTGGTTCTGCCCACCAGCGAAACCAGCACAAATGAAGGCAGGGTCACGAATGGTTGCCGTAGTCGAACCATGACCAGTAGACGCAGCATAAGGGACAACGTGGATGTGACTGTTCGTTGTGTCGTTATGGAAACCTAAAACGTATCCTTTAGCGAAACCCAACGCAGTGTAATTATAGGTGCCACCGCTGGTGGCATAATGGTCTGCCATTGATGCACCACCAACAGCAGTCATCAAAATGCCTTCATCCTCGTACGCAACATACACTTGGTCACCATCGGTGGTGATGTCGTTGATGTCTTCCGCTGGTGAACCAGTCACATCAGTCCACGACGGAGAAGAAGCAAACGGGTCTTGCGTGAACTTCAATGTTTGCCCGTCAGCCACATACAGATAGCCGCCAACCTCCAACATTTTTAAATTCGTTGACGCAGTAGACAACGCCAACTTCGTAGCGTTCAACAACGACAACTGGCCCTTCACCCAAGGATTCACACCCTTTGACTTATAGAACCTGAAATCGTCAGCATCAGCGTCATCGGCGTACAACTGTCCCGCACCAAGATGCCACGACTTAGAACCACGTCGCCACAAACCCTGCGGGTTAATTGAAGCCTCACCAGGAGCAGTAGAAATGTCAGACTGGTCACGCACACGCTGCTCATACTGATGCGAGAAACGACCCGAACGAGTATCAATCAGATACGGACGACCATTCAACGCAACAGGAAAAAACGATGGCACAAGATTTGTTGTGCCAGTACCCGTATAGAACGATGGACCACCTTTGAAGCCGGTGCTGAAATCAATAAGAGGCACAGCTACCTCTTAACAAATGTTGGGTACTGCCTGTTTAGACGCATAGCCTCAGCCACGATACGGTCACGACGAAGGCGCAAAAGATTAGCAAGCGAACCTGCAACTGCACCAGCAGGTACTTCTTCTGCTCGGCGTGTATCGCCCTGAGATTCCGTAAAGTTTCTTTTAATTTCACGAGGAGCCATCATCCTTATCTGCGCGCCAAGCACCAACAAATCCACCGCTGTAGAAGACAAACCAGCAGTCACCTCAATGTCATCTGACTCTGAGTTAATGGAATCAAACGGGGCTTTATAGGAGACAAGCAACGTACCAGTACGGGCAATGTAGTCATCGATAACTAGCGCATACCCTGACGGGAAATCATTTGAAGGCATGTTACGAAGAAGACGAACCTTCCACAAACGAGGGTAATCATCGGATAGATAACGGTAATGCACCGAATACAGGTCTTGTATTTCGTACACACCTGGCAGGTTCACCATACGGTCAGACCCGTTCCACTGCACTTCTGTGGTTTTCATTTGGAACAACCCGTTCACAGGGCTGGACAGGTCTGCTAGTTCGTCGTTTATGGCTTCAAGAATTTGGTTACGGGGAAAACGTGGGTTGTTGATGACGATGCTGTTTGCTGCGTGAGTGACAGCATCGGTAGCACCGTAGCCACGTTCCACAGTTAACGTACGTGACGGGATAGCAACATCCCACACATACATCTGCTCACCATTGATTTCGATAAGCGACCCTTTACGGATACCTTCAGGGGCGTACGTCAAAGTGATAGATGTTGATGTGGTCGTCAAAGCAGACGCAATCTTGTTGCGTTCCTCAACCGTGCCGGATAACAGCTGACGGTTAACTTTGTCTATAACGTCACGAACCTGAGCCACTTACTTCTTCCTTGAAACAGCCATGTTGTCAACAAGATTAGGGTACGGACGACCCGCCGCTTTAGCGCGACGCTTCGCCTCAGCCTTCTGCGCATCAGTCAACTTCTTAGACTTCTTCGCAGGGTTCTTCGTTTCCCAAACCTTCTTACTTGCCACGACCTTTGGCTTTCTTGCCTGTCTTCATTTTCATACCAGTCTTCTTGGCTTCAGCCTTAGCCATCGCCATCCCTTTAGGGGTGTACGGGTACTCTTTTTTTCCAACCTTGGGCATTTTACTTTTTCCTTGCGTTACGAGACGAAATAGCCTTCGCCTTTTTACGGGCATCAGCCTTGGAGGTAGCACCCCACGCCTGCAAAGATAGCAGAAGCCGAGTAGGTCTACCCTTCTCATCACGTTCAGGACCAGGCATGTTCCCCATACGGGCAAGGAACGACGCACGACGAGGATTATCACCCGCCTTCACAGGAGCCTTCAGATTCATACCCTGAGCTTTCGCTGAAGCACGACCCTTAGCGTTTAACCCGCCTTTAGGGTTCTTGCCTTCAGCTCTCTGCCACGCCGGTGATTTAGCCATGCATCAATACTACACCGAACTGTATTTGTCCTGTATCGCAGGCGCATACTTAGCTGATAGTTCAGCCACTAATTCCTGAATCAAACCGTTACGTTGACGTTGCGCGGTTACAGGCGAGATGTGTTGTTTGTATAGCATCTTGGGTAGGTGAAGGCAGTCCGTTGCTAACGCTGTGCGTACTACTAGGTCGTAGTCGTCTGCTACTGGCAGGGCGGGGTTGTGGCCGCCGACAGCGTGGTAGGTGGATGCCCGCCATGCCCGTACATGGTTCGGTGCTGACACGATGTGCGACAAGGTGACAGTGTTTAACGGTGGGGCTTGCATCACCCAAGCGTTGTGTTCAGCCGACCAGTAATCTTTGCCGTACCCAAACGCCCAACCCTCAGGGTATCGACCCGATGAGCCGTCTGGGAAGATTTCGCACCAGTCAGAGTAGATGAACCCGATGGATGGCATGTCGTTGAAAGCAAGGTTGAGTAGGTGCAGCGCGTCGGGGGTTAACTCATCGTCGTGGTCAGCCTCAACAATGATTTCTCCGAGGGCTAAGCCGAATCCCATTCGTTTCGCATACCCGATGTTGCCGTGTGAGGGGACATGGGGGCGGAAGTAGCGGATGGTGTATCGCTCGTCTGAGCAGAATCCGTACACTTGTGACTGGACTTGGGTGGTGGTGGAGTCGTCGTAGATGACCCATTCCCAGTCGGTGTGTGTCTGGTTTTTTAGTGATGCCCAGGTGCGGGCGAGGATGTGGGGTGGGGTGTTGTATGTCGTGGTAACAACAGAAAGCATTTAGTTCCTGTATCCATACACACGAATAGTGCCACCAGTTATATTGCCTGTGCTTGTTTGAATGCGAAAACCAGTAAAACTAGTAGCCGAATTGTGAAAACCACTTACGAATCCAATAGACCCTCCCGTATTAACATTTGAAAACATGGCTGCAAAAGAAGAAGTTTTTGTTGCAAACGCATCTAATACGTCAATGTTCATAGCCAAAACAGAGGTGCTGGCATTGCCACATCTATTCCAGTATGCAATATTTGAGTCACCAAGGCCTTGCGCGTTTGACGGGCCAGCAGTCCCGTATGGATGGTATAAAATGCCACTGTAATAACCAGCAGTATTGCCATCAAAATTAAAACGCAAATCAAGAGCAGTAGAAGCAACACCACCATTAAC